GTTTGATCTACTGGCTTAGGTGCGACATCTGGAGTTGGTGGTTTGGTTGGGCCGTCTGGGGCTGGTTCGGTTGGAGCCATTGGATCGACTTCATCTTGAACATTCTCAACACCGGCAATAGGCGCGGCAGCGTTCACGATTCCCTCTGGGCTAAAGAGGAAAACGCCATTACCAGCGACAAGGATTGGTTGGTCGGCGGCTGGAGTATCGAGTAAAGGCAAGCCCAACTCTGAACGGCGTTCGTTGATTGTCTTTGTGCCACCGCGTAATTCAAGGTCTGACTTCTTAGCCATTTCCTCATCATCGCGGATTTCTGAAATCATGAACTTAAACTCTAGCTCGCGTGGCATACCTAAATAGGTATAAGAGATGTTGGTGAGCATCTTAGAAATCCATTGAACCAAAGGCGCAACGCCGATTGACTGCGCGGCTTCTGCTTCGCCTTGCTGATGACCTGAAGCACCAAGTCCACCCTTAGCGGAGAAGCCGATCTCAGTTGGGAGAACGCCAAAGTGTCCGGTGATAGAGGTGATGAGGTATTCATCAAGCGCGGCTTTGAACTTCTCGCCGTAGCCCTCATAGAACTCAGGCTTCAAACCGGAAGGCAAGATAAGAGCGCGTTTGCGTTGCTCTGTCTGCCCTGCCAAGTTGTCGTTGATAATGTTTTCGTATTGCTTCATTACAAGAGGGTCATTACCGAAGTCGGCATCTGAGGTCAGCATCATCTCAGGGGTAACGCCATCGGTGTATTCAGCGCGTAACCATTGCTGGCGGCGTAGGTAAAGATCAGCTAGTGGTAGGCAACGCTCAACGGGTGAGGAGCCATAGACAGAGTTAGCCCTGCGGTTGCGGATGAAGTAGGAAAGATCATCTGAAGTGAACTCGCCGTCTGCATTTACATCGTCAGAGTTAGCCATGAACTCAGAGCGAGGGAAGCCGTAAAGAATCTGTTGGTAGGCGGCTTGTGGCGGCATCGGGCGCATACCGCGATCATCCAAAAGTGGCTTAATGGTCGAGCCGTCTAAAATCTGGAAGCCGTATAAATCCCCACCGACTGTTTTCTGAGGCCAGATAGCCCACGCATCTAGCACAAGGATTTCCTCTAGCGACATCATCATCCAGTCAATAAAGGTCAGTCCGTTGGCTTTGTCTGGGTTCTCCCAAAATGTTCTAATGCGGTAAATCTCATCTGAAAACTTAGAACGAGCCTGTGACATAGCGCGAACATGATCGCCACCGATTTCGGAGATAATCTTTTCGCTTGCATCTTGAGCGATAACGATGTCCCAATCAAGTCCTGAAATCTTTGCCTTTAATACTTCGATGCAACGGCGCACAATGTCAATCTGCTCTGCTGCTCCGCGAAGTGTTTTGAATTGAACGAGTTTCTGCTCTGTGCCGATGTTGAGGTTTTGAGCGACTTGGTATTCATAGCGGCGTGGGTCAGCTCTGCCGTCATCGCGTAATGGGTTGATTGCGCCAGGCATAATCGGCTGACCGGGGCCGAAAGGAACGCCCGACATAAGAGGATTGCGTTGTAGGGGAGTCTGTGCGCCGTATGTGTTTTGCTGGTTAGCATCTCGCATCTGTTGCTCAGACATAACGACTGCGCCAGCAGGTAAGTTACTTGGAGCCTTCTCGATCTGTGCATCTACAATTGCTTTGGCTAAACGGTCAAGCAGACCCATTGTTTCTCCTTAATTGCGCCCCTTGTTTTTCAGGCTGGTGTAATGATAGCGGTTTTGCATTTCCGGAGCCTAAGCAAACGGGCAGACGAGGGCTTTATGCAAGCCCGTATTTCCGTCACCTGAAGTTTCCGGTGTAGAAGTCGGGAGATTTCTCTAATTGCGCCATGTACGACAAATAAGCCTTGTTCATCTCTAGGCAATTCGTTTTAGAGATTTATTTGTTGTTCGTTAGTTTTCGATTTCTAACTCGCTTGCATAGTAGGCAAGATTGAGTAACGCCATCTAACGGCGGTTTATGCGATTACTACTCGCACTCAGGTTTAAGTCACGAAAGCCTGATAACTAATTAAATCTTACTCTAAAAAGAAATAGAGCGCAGAAAGTCGTGACTCCCCCTGCGCTCTATTCAGGTACAGAAAGTCTCTACTCTTTCTGCGCCTTAGCGTAATCATAGGGGTATTAAGCACTAATTACAGTTTTGCAACGCGGACATAATCTTGTTCCGCGCACTAATGGCAGACGGCAACTAGGACAGAAATCAGCCATCGCAGCGAGTGACCTCATCGCCAACGACCCACCCATTAAGTCAGACACCGCCCACACCATCGCATCCATTCTGTCTGGGCTTTTATCAGAGTCAGGTTCCCATGTAACTAGCTGATCTTCTAACTGTGCGAAATCATTGCCGACAAAGTGAAGGCGTAACTGTTCAGAGAGGGCAGATACCGGCTCGGCTCTGACTCGCTTGCCTCTAGTAGCGGTTACTTTCCGATAAGGGATTGAGGCATCGACTTGTCTTAATAGGGCTTCAATCATGTCGCCCCCGTTATTGGCCTCACCGATTACCCGATCGCACTTCCACTTCCTAAACATCTCTACGGCTTTTCTTGCCCACGCTTCAGGCGTTCCGCGCATAGTCGCATCTTCTAAAATGTAATAATGCCCGTCAGGTGTAGCACCGGCGACAACGATTCCCGTTTCATCACTTGACTCACCACTCGTCACGGCAGGGTCGATTGCTACAACTACGCGGAAATAAGGCGGTGCATCTTCGGGCTTGATTCTTGACTCTTCAATGAGAGCGCGTGTCCAAAGGGCGTTTTCTGAATCTTCGAGAAGTTCGCCGTAAAGTTCTTGCCTGCCCGTTCTAGTTCCAGCATAACGCGCTTGCAATTCAAGCAATGCAGCAGGTGAGAGGTTTGTGGCGTTGTCAAAGGTTGAGCCTCTGGTAACGAATACTGAGCCATCAGTTCTGTTCAGCCATTCGCGCAAAATTGTGATGGGCTTGGGGGTTGTAGTGATGCAGGCTTTTGGGTGCTGCCCGATTCTAAGAGCTGGCGCGATTCCCTCATGCCAAGTCGCGTAGGGGTATCTCCATTTTGCTATCTCATCAGCCCACACGCCAGAAAGGTTTAATCCACGACCAGCATCAGGGTTATCCGCGCCGAATATGTGAATCTTCTGCCCATCGCCAAAAACTATTTGCCAGTTGGATTTGTTATAGGTGAAGTCTTGATCTTCAACTAGCCCACGATTCTTGAGAACGCGCAAAATCCCACTTGCGCCCTCAATACAGATTTTTCGAGCATCGCTGAAGGTTTCGGCAATAACCGCCCACTCGGTAGGTGCGCCATCAGGGGCTTGGGGATGAGTAAAGACTTGGTTAATCATCCATTCGCTACCGGTGCGAGATTTACCCCATCCGCGCCCAGAGAGGATGAGCCAAATATGCCAATCGCCTTCGGGTTCCTGTTGTTCAGGTCTGCCGATATACCACCAGGGGGATTTAGCCAAATCATCTAAAACTTCAGAGGGTAATGAATTGATGTGGGCTTCTAGTTGATCTGGCGGTAAGGCTTTGAGTTGCTCAAATAGGCTCTGAGCCATCTTCGCCTTCTATTGCTAACGGTTGATGGCCGAGCATTGCTAAGACAAGGGCTTTGGAGTCAATCTCAATCGGCTTGCCGTCTTTACCTGAGATTTCTTGCGTAAGTTTGTCTTTGCGCCCCCACTTATCGGGAAACTTGCGCTCTAAATACCATGCGCCAGCAGTCCAGTTATCACGCGAAGCCTCTTGGATTACTTTAACGGCGTTCGTTTCTGCAATAGCCTCAGCCTTTTTAATAGCGTCCGCATATTCCGCGTAAGGTTCAATTCCCTGTTCGCCCTTCTCCATCCATTCGTAATGTGTGGATTTTCCAATGCCAGCGGCTTCGGCGGCAGTCGTGGCGTAGTTACCGCCCTCTATCGCCTCGACCATAGCATTTTGTATAGCCTCACTTAGAATTGTTGTTCTGCTCACTTATGGCTTCCAATCGGGCATCTAGCAGACTGTCCAACTCGCTCATCAGAAATGCCTTGCGCTGATGAGTCAATCTGTTTCTGTATCTGTCCTTCATCATTTCAGAAAGGTGGGCAATAGCCTCGTCTATGTCGGCGAGTGTTATTACTTCCTTATCAATGATCATGTAGTTATTTTACTGTTTTGCGCGCCTCGCGTTTTAATTTGTAGGCTCTGACATCATCGGCGAGATAGAAAACCGACTTACCTTCTTTCTTTACCCATGCCAGAGTCTTGCGGAATTGAAGTTGTCGCAGGTTGTTAATCTCAATTTCAAGATGTTCGATAACCTGCTTTGAAGTCCAGAGTTCCTCTACCATGCTGGCTTGTCCTCAGTAGGAACAGAAGCAAAGAAATCTGATGGTGAAGCGGTTGATGAACCCTTGCCACGAGCTACAAGGTAAAAGTTAGTTCCGGCGATCTCAAGTGAAGTCTTTTCTACGCCGTCTTTGCCCGTGAATTTAGATTGAGCAAGTTTGCCAGCAACTAGGACTTTCTCACCTTTTCTGAGCGTGTCGAGAACATTGTCGGCCTTTGTATTCCAGAAGGTCACGCGAAACCAAATTGTGTCCCCGTCTTGCCATTGATTATTAACCTTCTTGCGCGGAGTGTGCGCTAATGAGAATGTGGCGAGAGTTTCATCGCCGAATACTTTGAGTTCAGGATCAGAGCCTAGATTGCCTTCAATAACGATTTGATTCATGTTGTTTGCCTTTCTTGTTGGATTGATTACATTACACTAATTCCATACTCCCGTCATCTTTGAGTAATGCTTGAGTACCATCTGAGAGAGTGATAGGGATTAAGTCGGGGTCGCCCCACGCGCTTACCATCCAGCCCTTTTCGGTAGCCTCTTTAGGGTTTAAGTGAATCGAGTGAGTGCCGAGATTGTGGCATTTGTGGCAGACGGCTACGAGATTAGTCACCGAGTCTTTACCGCCTCGGCTCTTTAACTTTCTATGGTGCAGGGCTAGATCGTGTGAGGGCTTTCCGCATCTCTCGCAGAACCCCCGTGAGCGACCTAGCACCGCTTCAGCTATCTCTTGTTTCAATACCAGCCCCATCTTTGTTCATGTTGCCAAGCCTGACAGCTCGTTGAGTAGCGAACCTTTATGTAATGAAGCCCGAACTCTACCTGCCTCATGGCGTTTGAAGTCTTTTTAAGGTTGTAGTTGCGCCATGTTGTCGGGAGAAATTGCGCGATCCCATAAGCACCAGATGAACTGTTAAGGGCTTTAGGATTCCAATGAGATTCTTGAGTCCATAATTTGACAAGGCAGGCGTACTGATGATTATTGGGGATCAGCGTTTTAGCATAAAGTTTTGGCTCTTTGAGAAACGATATATGTTCTCTAGGCGCGAAGGCTGCTTGTGCGCTGATGTTCTGGCAAAACCCTACCAAGATGGCTATTAAGAGGATTTTGCTTAAAGCCTTTATCTAGCTGCCTTACCCCAGTTCGTGCAGTAGGAGCAGACTGTTGCCACCCATAATTGAACGCCGCAAGCGCGGCACCGGCTTATCTGTGAATCATCCATTTTCGTACATCCTTTCGGGAGATAGCGGATTGCATTATTTTACTTTACTTGCTGCCACCCCACCCTGATCCCTTAAAGATCGGGCGAAAGGTGGAAATCTTGCGGGTCATGGGGTCTTTGCAGACCGGACATTCAACAGTTTTTGGCGCGGTTCCGATAGGGAACTGGCGATCATAGATTCCGTCTAGCTCGCACTCGAACTCATAGTTCGCCATAACTGATACCCTTATCTCGCATCACTAGCGGTTTCATCCGTTGGTTTAGTCCTGAGTAAGACTTGTCAAAACTGCTCATTTCAACTCCTTCTCAATGGCTTGGATGGTAGGGCAGGGATAAAGTTCATTGATAAAATCACAGTGACTTACGATTTCGTAGCACGCTTCGCACCGTTTCATCCAATTTGGTTTATGCAATTCCACTACTGCGCGAAGTGCGTTTCCCAAACGGCTCGAAACGGAACAAGAATCGTTTAGAGATTTAATTTCAGCCAGCAATTCATCGTGATTCACTTCTCACCCCTAGCGATAGCGGCGGCTCCAGAACAAGAGCATTGATAATTTCCAGAAATTCCACAAGCCATCGCACCGCCTTGTTCGCACTCAGCCTTAATCTCTCGCGCTATTTGCTCGCCAATCTCAAACCGAAACTCACAATAGCAATAATGCGCCGTTGGTTTATCGGGGAAGTAGTAAGTGCTTTCAGTTCCACAACCCGCGCATGGCAAATCTTTTAGGTAACTCACTTCTCACCCCTAGCGATAGCGGCGGCATTGCGATAAGCCGCAGTAATGTCACACCTTTGGCACAGAATGTTTGATTTATGCTTTGGGTGATTCTTTTCAGCGTAATCCTCAATCTCTCGCGCTATCTGCTCGCGGAGTTGTTTAATAGCCTCGGGAGCAACTATCTCTAGTCGGCGCAGTTCTGATTTGCTCACTTCTCCACCTCGCTTTGTTGTAGTCGCTGCCAATCCTCTGCAAATAATGAGAGCTGGCATGATGTCCAAGGTTGAGTCAGTATCTCGAATTGTTTAGTTGTGATTTTGTCGCGTACAAGAACAGCGAGGTTGGCGTCCCGAACGGAGTTCCAAGCGTTGTTCCAAGCGGTGTCCCAAGCGTTGTACCAATCGTTGT